AGAAGATAATGACAAAAAAGAAGAAATCCAAACTGACATTACAATAAGTAATGAAGAGGATGAAGATAAATCAAAAGAGGGTGAAGAATCCTCAAATGAAGATTTAGAAAAAAAGAAGGATGAACCAAAAGAACCTGAGACTAAGATTAGTTTAGGTAATTCTGATGATACCTATCTTGATATTGTAAAAGAAAGATTAGATTCAGGAGAGTGGGATGACTTAGTTATCGAGGATGAAGATGGTAACGAAGTAAAACTTTCCGAACTAAAAGATATCGACAAAGATACATTCAAGGCTTTAGAGAAAGAAATAAAAACTCAAAAAGATACTGAATTTAAAGAAAAATATATCTCTGTAGACGGATTAGACGAAGTTAAAAAGAGACTAATCAATATTGTAAAAGAAGGGGATTTAGATTTAGCAAAAGCTTTATTCCAAAACCCAGCAGCTTTACAAGAACCTTTCCAAGGATACGATAACGAAAATGATGACCATAATGAGGATGTACTTGATTGGTACTACCAAAAAGCATTAGGGCATAGTCCAAAAGAAGCTGCCGCTTTAGTAAAGGCTTCAAAAGAAGATTTAACTTTAGATACAAAGGCTCAAAAAATTGTAGAGTATCAAAGAAATCAATTCTACACAAATCTACAAAATAGAGAACAGAAAATATTAGCCGATAAAGCTAAGGAACAGGAAACTATTAAAGAGTACAGAAAAAACTTATCTACTGAACTTAAACAAGAGGGACTGTCAGAAAACCTAACTAGAAAATTTGTTGATGTAGCTACAAAGACAGATAATACGGGTAATTACGAGATAGACACCATTTATGATGAGTGGATGAGTGACCCAAAGAAAGCGAAAGAGTTGATATACTTTATGTTGGATAAAGAAAACTATCTTAAAAAAGCAACAGCAGCAGTCAAAAAAGATGTACATTTAGATACTTTAAAAAGGATTAAAATTGTACAAGATGGCTCTAAAGTAGAAAAGCAAAAGAAAGAGGACACAGCTCCAATTACTCCATTTGAAACAATAAATTTTGACCAATAATAATTAATAAATTAAACTTAACTAAAAATGATACAACAACAAAACATTCCCTTCGTTGTGAATGGCGACCAGGTGATAATGTTTACCGACAAGAAGACAGTATCTTCTATCAACGGTGCACAGGATTTACCTTCTCTTTATTCATGGTACAAAGAAGACCCAAATAAACATCACTTAGGGTTGATGAATTTATGGGGTAAACAAGCAGTAAGAAGCTACGGTATTCTTCGTGAATTATTACAAAACAAATCAATCCTTGAAGTTAACGGATGGGACGGTGGATTTACTTATGACATTCCGGTAGAAGAGTACAAAGGCTGTTACACAACTCGTGATATGTCTAACCAATCTTACCCTGGAGTAGATGGTGGAACATTCAAGATTACTTTAAACAAAGCTTACACTACTGGAGACGTATTGACAAACAACAAGTATTACGGACAACAAGTAATTGTTTCTGGAGAAGTACCTGTAGTTGCAGTAGGAGAAGGTTGGGAGCACACAGTTAAATTGGCAGACAATGATAAGAACACTTGGTTCTTACCTTCTAACTTAGCTAAAGGTATCCAATACTTTAAAGTAGGTCATGCAATCTTAGGAGAAAGAGGTACAAACTTCTCTCACTTTGATATGCCTGATACAGTAGGTACAATGAGATGTGAGTTCCGTTTAGGTTCTGCATCTGGAGTTGAAGCTTACATCACTGGTATGGCAGATTCTAAATCTTTCTCTGGTGCTGATGCTCAATCTAAAATGTACTTAGATAAATTACAATCAGAATTTGAAGGTAATGAATATGCTATTTTAGCAAACATGACTACTAAGAATGGTAAGAAAATGCCAGACATGAAGACAGCTAGAATTGGAGCTACTATGGAGTTCTTGACAATGAGAGAATTAGAGCGTTTAACTGCTCAAAAACTTTTGTTCCAACGTGCTGCTACAGTTCGTGATTCAAATGGTGTTGCTAGATTAAACGAAGGTTTATGGCACCAATTACGTAGAGGTAAACTTATTAAGTATGGTCGTCCAGGAGGAATTACTCGTGACCACTTGAAAGAGTCAGCTGAATACGTATTCCGTATCAACCCATTCAAACAAGATGTTGAAAGACGTTTAAAATTCAAATGTGGTAAATATGCTTACCAAAATATCTTATCAATTTTCTCTGACGAAGTAAATGCACAAAATTCTGCATTGAATACTTTCTTAGGAATTGAAAGAACTATCCCTAACCCAGTTCGTGGTAATGACCCATTCAACTTGGAATACGTACCAATCCGTTTCACTAAAGTTTTCATTCCTGGTATTGGAAATGTTGAAATCGAAGAGGATACATCATTGAACATGATGGAAGGTGTTGACCGTTTAGCAGGTGGATTCCACCCAGAAAACTTGTCACCAACTGCTTACTCAATGGTAATCTGGGATGTAGATGACCAACAATACTCTAACAACAAGCAGTTACCAAAAGGTGCTACTTTAGTTGAAGGAGGTAATATGGGAGCTAACATCTACTTAGTAAAACCACAAGGCGAAATGTGCTACTGGGGAACTACTAATGGTCGTTACGACTATAGAAAAGCAGGAGATGTAATGTCATCAATGAAGCAAATAGGACAAGAGTTCTGGGCGTTCAACATTTGTGATATTCACGTTAGAGACTTAACTCGTTTCGTTATGATTGAATTAGACGAAGCAGCAAGAAAAGGCTTTAACTAATATAAATTGTTAAATTTTCTTTACCCCACTTTAACCGGTGGGGTAAGAAATTTAACTTATTTGTGTTTTAGAAAAACAATTCGTAATTTTGCATCACAGAATCAAACCAATAATATTCTGCAATATTACAAACAACCCAACAACAGAAAAAGAAGTTAAGTAACCAAAAAATTAAGACATAATGGCTCCAATAGCAAAAAGCAAAAAGGACGAAAGTAGTGTCATCTTAAAAATCTATGATTTTGAGATTAAAAAAGATACACTTTACGAAATAAAAGAAAAGTTAGACACTTCAGCACCAGATGGTTTCAAAGAGTTTAACACCACAAAAGTTCTAAGTGATATAGTAGTTGATACTTTTCCTGGAGCTATTTTTGATGAAGAGAGAGGAATTTGGGATACAGGTTTGTACCCTACTTCAAAATCTTTAGCGAGAGCAATATCAGATGTTGATGCTAGAACCTTAGCATTAAAATCCCTAAAAACAAACATAATAAGTCCTATAGAAGAGGAAAAAGGAGATGGTATTTTAGACCACACTTCATCCAATAATCACTTCTGGGACTCCTTTAGAATAGAATGCCACAGAGGTAAACTTTTTGACACTGCTAAAACAGAAGATTTATTAAGACTATATCTTTTACTAGTTCACAAAAGAGTTACACCAAAAGAAATGGAATCTCATCCAGAGTTTAAACAGCCAGTTTCTATGTATTGTATTGTTGATAAAGACAGTTCAATGAGTAGAGAAGCTGAAAAAGAAATGAGAAAAGCAAAAGCTTCAGCTTTATTCTATACACTTTTAACTACAGACCGAGATGGTTTATTACAAGTATTAGAGTATCTAGGAATAAACGCAACAAAAGCTAGTGACGATGCTGTACTATACACAGTCTTTGGTAACTTTATTAGTTCAAAAGAAGATAAGTTCCAGAACGACAAAGTGTTTATTGATGCAGTAGAAAAATACCAAACAGAAGAAGGAGCAGAAGAGCTTTACATACACTCAAAATTAAAAGAACTCTACATTAAAGGTAAAGTTAAATATAAAAAAGGAGAAGTGTGGATGGATGATGTTTACGTTGAAAATGGTTGGAAGAACTCAGCAGCAAAAGTTAAGCAAGACCAAGAGCTAAAACAAATCTTTGCAACTCTTCTAGAGTAATAAAATATTAATGGGGGGTCTCCCGGCTCCCCTTTATTAAAAAACAGAGATGACTACCACAGAACAAGCCTTTATAAAATTTCAGATTAAAATTAATGAAACTTACGAGAGTTCTAAAATAGGTATCGATAGAGGTAGATTTGTTTTTTTATTTAATGAGGCACAAAACAAAATGGTTGAGCTTATACTCAACAGAAAAGGTACAGACGACTACACGTATATACAAAACATACTAGTACCAAATAAAGAAATCAAAAGAAGTACATCAATAAAAGATGCTGATGTATTCAATATTCCAGAAGATTTACTAAGCTTTTCATCTGCTTATTCTACAGCAACAAGAGGTAATTGCACCGATGTAAAAATAACTTTGTTTGATATCAAAGATGATAACAAGACAGAGATACTACAGGACGAATTTAATAAGCCTTCATTTATAGCCAGAGAAGCACCAATTTCAATGGGCGATAATAAACTTTTCTTATACAAAGAAAATTTTACACACAACAAACTTTTTTTATCTTACTATAGATACCCCAAACAAATAAAACTTTTAGACCCAGATAACCCAGAAAGCCTATTTGACCAAAGTGTAAATCCAGAATTTGATGATTTACTTTTAGATAGGATTTTATCAATGGCATCAAGTGAGTTTGAAATAAATACAGGGGACTCTAAATTTCAAGCAGATAGAATGAGAGCAACTGAACAACTTTAAAATAATAAAAATAACAACTAAAATTAAAATTAAAAATGGCAAGTCACGCACCACAAACACTATTATTTGTTACCAACGAAGGTTCGGTATCAACCTCAGGAGGTTCTACAAGAATCGCTAAAGGACAAATTGGTCTTGTTGATAAAGGAGGAGTACCAACAGCAGCTGGTATGCCTGTAGTTACTTCTGTAACATCAATAGCAGCAGACAGAAACAGATTATACGAATTGAGATTAGGTGTCGCACCTTTAACCCCAACTCGTTCACAGTCTAACAAAGCGTATTCTACAGTACCTTTTAAATTATCAGAAATTGTTGACGTAAAAGTTAACTACCCTAAAATGGGAGTTTCAGTAGATGAGTTTATCATAGGATACGATGGAATCAATGCAAGCTCAGCATTAGTTATGAGCAATGGAGACAATGAAGTAATTGACATTACTTTATCTGGAGAAGCTATCGGAATGTTAGGATACCCAGAAGCAAAAGTAACAGTTAAACTTTATTTAGAAGCACCTAATGAAGGTTCTTTTACAATGCACCAAATCGTTGAAGAAGGTGTTAAACGTTTAAAAGATGTAACTTTAGTAGGAGGAGTGCCTATCACAACTTATATTGATATAAGCCCTGTAAATAGCACAAATATAAGTTTAGCTACTTTGCAATTAAATGATGTACCATCAACTTTTTATAGATTGACTGTAAAAGATAAAGGTAATCATACTGCACTAGGATTAGTACAAGCACAGTATCCTACATTAGTAGTAAAAAGAGAAGCTTATACTCCAGGTACATCTGAGGCAGGAGTTTCAACTTATGTTGTAATTGGTACGTCTTTACCAGCAGCTTACTCATTATCAGTAGCAGCTTTAGCAGATGCTAACTGTGACGGTACGCCTGAGTTAACTACTACTACATCTACAATTGCTTGGGTTGCCGGAGCTACTTGCTCTGCTATACAAGAGACTTTTACTTTGCAACTAAAAGATACCGACTGTGGTACTAATAGATTAGCAGCAGTACAAGCAGCTTACCCAGAATTAGAAGTTTTAGTAGACACAGAAAACGCAAGTTGGACACAAACAGGTACAGTAGCTGGTCTAACTACAGGAGAAACTTTGAGCCTTGTTATAAATGGAGTTACATATAATACAAGTGGTATTTTTGCTACAGATATAGCTACAACTATCACAAACTGGGTAGCAGGGAATGCAGCAGCTATTCTTGCAGCTACAGGAGCTGTAGTAACTAAAGGTACAGGTAATACAATTGTTTTCACAGATTTATCAGAAGGGTTTGTTGTAGTTGCCGCTTCAGGAGCTGCTTTTACTTTAGAACTATCTGAACTTGCAAACATAGGAACAGGAACTACAGGAGCTTGTCAAACAGTTTATAGAACTGTAGTAACTTCAGATATAGTATGTGAAGATTGTTCTCCAGTACTTAGAGACTTATTTGTTGTAACTGCACCAGCACCTTTCCAAGGAGTTCACTGGGTAGCAGCACCTACAACTTTTAGCTCTACAGCATTAATGGGAATCCACTTAAAAGGTAAAGTAAATATCTTTGCAGGAAGCGAAGAGTTTAGAGATGAGATGCCTTTCGTGTATAGTTCTACAAGATTATCTATTGCAAATGCAGCTCCAGGTATGGTATCTGAGTCATTTAACATGGGTACTAATGGAAGATTTAAAGTTAAATTGATGTCTATCGCAACTGAACCAGAAGCAGTAGGTGGTCAATTCTACGATATGGAAGAAAGAACTAGAGTTTACTTTGAAAATCGTCAAAGATTAGCAGGTAACAACTTTGGTAAGTTAGTATTAGGTCAAGAGTCTCACTTAAAACCAACATCTCAATACGTTGATTATGTTGTAAGTGTAAGAACAAATAGATTTGCTCAATCTTTCTCAGGAGAAGTAGTTGAAAACTTTGACTACCACATCTTAGTAGAAGTAGGTAAAGCTACATCGGTTCACAACTTGCTAACAACATTGGCAGCAGGTAATAACATCACTTTACCGGCACTAGTAGCAGGATACTAAGAATAAAAAGAAAAGGAGGAGCAAAACACTCCTCCTTTTTTATATTAAATAATAAAATTGAGAGATAAATGAAGACCTACATAATTTATTTTTTTACCACCCTTCTATTATTTTTCGCACCTATACAAGGGTTATTAATATCAGTAGCAACAGCTATAGCATTAGACACAATTTTTGGAATAGCTAAATCAATAAAGAAAAAAGAGAAAATAACTTCTAGAAAGTTAAGTAATATAATTTCAAAATTTGTTTTATATCAAGCAGCAGTATTATTAATATTTACCATAGATACATTTTTATTAGGAGAGTTTTTTAAAGTTTGGTTTTCAATACCATATTTCTTCACAAAAATTGTAACAATTATATTGATATTTATAGAAGCAGTTAGTATAAAGGAGAACTTTGAAGAAGCTTTTAAAATAAATATTTTTACAATGTTAAAAAGAGCTTTAAAAAGAAGTAAAGATATTAAAGCAGACGTAGACGTACTAAAACCATATTAATGCAAAAACCATGATAACAAGTAAGCAATGTTTCGCTAAATGGGGAGACCCGTTAACAACTCACGATGAAGGAGTATACATGGTTATGTGGGATATACCAACTAATCTAGAAATTGGAGTAATACCAAAAAGACTGTATTGTAACAGAGCTATGATTGCTCCGTTAACTCAAGCATTCACAAATCTTATTAAGACAGGGTTTGTTAAAGAATTAAAAACTTGGGACGGATGTTTTAACATAAGAAAAAAAAGAGGACTATCTGCTCAAAGTTTACACTCTTGGGGAATAGCTATTGATGTAAACGCTTTTGAAAATGGTCTTAATCAAACTCCAAAACTATCAGCAGGATTTGTAAAATGTTTTACTGATGCAAATTTTGAATGGGGAGGCACATGGACACGTAAGGATGGAATGCATTTCCAGCTAAAAAGCATATAAGATGAATAGAAGACCATTGAAAAATGTACTGTACGCTATAGGCATATTTTTTGTAGTATACTTATTTGCTTTAATTTAAAAATTTTAAAAAAATGAAAAATTCAACTACCACAAGTAAATATCCACTACCAAAAGATAAAATTTGGTCAAGACTACCAGCTAGAGTTAAAGCACTAGAAGATAACGCACCTAAGTACAAAGTGTACACTGCTCTTCTTACACAAACAGGAACTGATGCTCCTGTAGCTACTATTTTAGAAAACACAGCTAATTTAACCGTAACATATACTTACAATAGTACTGGAGTGTACTTATTTAATTTTATTAAGCTAAGCTCAGAAAAAATTGTAATAGATGTATATACAAAATTAGGTACTTATGGAAATATAATAAATAACTCTTATACTATTAATCCAACTTCTGTTAATGGTACTATATCAGTTAGTTCTTCAGGACTTGGGGCAGATGGGTCTATGGTTAATCTACCAATTGAAATAAGAGTTTATAACTAAAAACATAAAAAATGTCAATTATAGTAGGGGATTTAAAAATAGATTTTGATGTAATACAATCAACAGTTCAAACACTTTGGGTGGGAGACAGTAGTGATTGGCTACATCTTGTAGATTTACCATCTCAAATTTTAATAACTTTACCAGGCTCAAAAAGACCTCTAGTATTTTCTTTTAAAAAGAAAGCTATAAACTCTTTTAACAGTCACAACTTAGGTATAACCTGCTTACAAGCCAATTGTGCAGATGAAGTTTATGGAGATTTACCTGATGGTGTATACACAATATGTTTAAAGAGTAGTTATAAAGACTCAGAGGACGAACCTTTTGAAGAAACAAAGTATTATTTAAAAACAGACCGTACAGAATTAGAACTGTCAAAAGTTATAGTAAAACACGGTTTTGAATATTCAAAGAACGACAAAGATTTTAGAAATAAAATCTACGATATAGATTGGCTAATCAAAGTATCTAAAGCTCATGCAAAGTTAGGAGATTTTGTAAAGGCAGATAGATTCTTTCAACAAGCAAGAGAATTATTGAGAACGCTTTCAGATTGTAAAGACTGCATCTAATTATGCCCGGACAACAAAACTTTTTAAACCTAAGCCAAGAAAACTATTTTGATAAGTTTGAAAAAGACTTATTAAACCAGGCTGACTTACTGTACCTAAACAAAAAGTTTGGTATAGGAAAAGATGTCGATAAGGATAAGCTCAGACACTCTCAGATGTTTCATAATATACTATGTACAGATGAATGCGAATTAATAGATTGGGTCTGGAAAAAAATAAATGGGGATTTAGAGGGTATTGATTATAAACCAGTACTAAAAGACTTTAAAATATACGAAACACCCTTTGGTCAAGATGATTGTGACGGGATAACAAAATGTTGTGATTGGGCTCAAAACGAGTGGTAAAAAAATAAAACTAAGCAAAACCAAAAATGCAAGAGGAGGTAAAACATTACAAAGTTAAAAGTTTAGGCACCACGCTTAGACCAAACTCTGTTTACTATGTAAAACCTAATTCACAGACTGCTGTACTAACTTATATAACAGACCAAACAGGAGTACCTTATCCTCTTATTGATTTAACAGGAGTCGGAAATATACAAACAGTTACAGGAACAGGTGTTACAGGAACAGCCTCTAACCCAATAGTTGATATAAGCACTTTTAATAGCTCACAATTAGGAAACCTAATACAACTATCATCCACTGACGGAAAGTTGTTTGTAAAGCCTATAACTAGTCCAGATGGGTCTATAAGCATAGTAAACACACTCTCTGAATTACAAATAGAAGTAAGTGAAGCTTTACAAGCACAAATAGAAAGTGCTTTACAACCTGGAGACAATGTTTCAGAGCTTACAAACGATGCAGGATATATAACATCAGCGGATGTACCAACAAACACATCTGACCTTGTAAACGATGGAGAAGACGGTATAAATCCTTTTATTACAGCAGCGGATATAGTCACACCTAGTTTTCAAGACACTATTACTGTAAATAAAACTGCGGATGAAGTAGAGTTACTTTATACATTTTTTACAGGAAAAGCTTTTACACCTGCTTTATCACCACCAGGGTTTCTTCTTTATACAATATATATAAAATTAGCTCAAAATGGAGGATATTATGTATATGGGAATTTTAATGGTTATGATGGTGGCGTAAGTAAAGGTATTGTAAAAATTCTACCCAATGGTCAAATAGATACTTCTTTTGCTACAGGAAATGGTTTTAATAATTTTCCATACCAGGGGGCTTCTTTATTAGAAGATGATTTTGGTAAGCTATATGTTTCAGGGGCTTTCAATACTTACAATTCTGTTTCTAATAGTAGGATAGTTAAATTAAATGTAGATGGTAGTATAGATACGTCATTTGTTGTAGGAACAGGATTTACAGGACTTATTTCTGGTTATACAAATCAATTAGCTTTTAATGTTTCTAAAACTGCTATTTATGCAACAGGACTTTATACCAATTATAAAGGAACGCCAATAAACAGTTTTGCAAGAGTTTTAATAAATGGTGACTTAGACACTTCTTTTAATGTAGGTTCAGGATTTGCTAATTCTACTATATCTGTTGCTGTAAATTCAGATGATACTTTATTTGTAACTACATATTCTACTACATACAAAGGAGTTGCGATACCAAATATTATTAAAATATTACCAAATGGTGACAGAGACACATCATTTGTATCTGGGATAGGATTTAATACAGGTAACAATCAAGCTAACTATGTACTAAAAACTCCTGATAATAAAATAATTGCAGCAGGATATTTTACTTCTTATAATGGGACAGCAGCTAATAGAATTATAAAGCTTAATCAAAACGGTACTATAGATAGTTCATTTGATGCAGGTTCAGGATTTAATAATATAGTTTATGGTATTCAGTTAGTAGACAATAATACTAAGTATTTACTTTATGGGACTTTTACTTCGTACAAAGGAGTTACTACTAATGGTACTGTTCTTATAGATTTAGTTGGTAATATAATCGAAACTTATGTTAATAAGTATTCTACTAGCTTGTTTATTAATAACGCTTTATTAACACTAGCTGAAACTGGAACAAATACTGGTAAGTTAGTTTTTATAAAAGATGATATTGAATATTTAACATTAAATCAATCATTAACATTTGATAAAACTAATGGAAAGGCAGAATACAAATTAAGCCCTAATCTTGTTTATGATGACCTAGGTGAAAATGAGTTAGTTCCAAAGAAATTTATAACGCAAAGTATATCTAAAACAACATCTTTTACAGCAGTAAACTCAGGTATCTATAATACTAATGGTACAATAACAATAACAGACCCAGCACCTGACACAAATAAAGGATACATAGTACACGTTATAGGCGGTACATCTACAATAGGAGGAGTTGGATATACAACAGGTTCATTAGTTTACAGATTTTTTAATGGCACTATTTGGATTAGTAAAGATTATGGAAGTATTATTACTCCTGTAATAGATGCAAACCCTACTGACGGAAGTAGTAATGCGGTTTCTTCAAATGGAGTATTTGATGCTTTAGCAAGTAAAGAGCCAAGCATAACAGCAGGTACAACATCTGAATATTGGAGAGGAGATAAAACTTGGCAAACATTTCCAACAATACCAACCGTTGGTACTTGGGGAGCACTAAATTATCCAACCTGGGCTACAGGAGCACCATTTGTAAAAATGACTGCTGCCGGTACGTTTGCTTTAGACACTAGTACGTATTTAACAGGGATAACTTCTTCAGATGTAACCACTGCATTAGGATACACACCAGTAACAAATGCAAGAACTTTAAGTATTAATGGTACTACGTATGATTTAACTGCTGACAGAAGTTGGACAATAGCTACAGGCACAGGTACAGTTACATCTGTAGATTTATCAATGCCAAGTGCTTTTACAGTTACAAATAACCCAGTTACTACAAGTGGTACATTAACTGTTACAGGAGCAGGTTTAGTATCTCAATATGTTAGAGGCGATGGTACGTTAGCTAACTTCCCTAATTCAACTGGTGGTGGTTCATCAGTTAATTATTACCTTAATGGTAGTATTTCTCAAGGTACATTTGGAGGAGATACTTATTATCAAATGAGTAAAACTCCTATACTTGGAGCAGGTACTAATTTTACAAGAACAAATGGTTCAGGTAATGGATATATAGCATCTTTCATAACTGATGCAGGAGACCCTAGTCAATTAAATATACCTGGTGGTAATTGGAATGTAGAGTTTTATTTTAATGTAAGCAGTGGTGGTGGTAGTCCTAGTTTTTATGCTGAGCTTTATTCAGTGAGTGCTACAAATGTTTTTACACTTATTGCAAGTGATTCTCTTAATCCAGAGGGTATTACAAATGGTACAACTGTTGACCAATATTTTACATCAATTCCTGTACCTCAAACTACATTGCTTGCAACTGATAGATTAGCTATTAGAATATTTGTAAATACAGGAGGTAGAACTATTACACTACATACTGAAAATGGTAATTTATCAGAAGTATTAACTACATTTACAACAGGACTTACTGCTTTAAACGGACTTACAGCACAAGTACAGAATTTAGCAACTGGAACAAGCGGAACTGATTTCGGTATTGTTTCAAGCGGTTCAACACACACCTTTAATCTACCAAATGCTAGTGCTGCTAACAGAGGAGCATTATCTTCAGCAGACTGGTCTACATTTAACAATAAACAAAATAATTTAAAAACCTTTAATACAACGCAAGGTGTTTATTTCTTTGATGATTTTATGGGTAGTTTAGTAGCTAATATTACTAATACGACTAATGGCTTTGTTACTAGCGTTGGTAATGGACAAGGAACTTTAAGAAGTACGTCTACAATAACTAATAGAACAAATCAACAAGGAGTTGTAGAAGCACTTACATCAGCTAACGCAACTGGCACAGCTGGATATTATTATGCAAGTGGTGTTTATAAAGGTTCTGGTGCAATTAGCATAGAAACCTATATAAATTTTACAACTCTATCAGTATTAGCTGAAAGATTTTTTAGTTTATTTGGATTTTATACTGGTGTAAATTATTTTAATCCACCTAACTGTATTGCGATTACTTACGATGAAGGAGGGTCAACTATACCTTTTGCAGGAGGCACACCTAATTTTAGATGTATTACAAGAGGGGGTTCAACAGTTACAAACACTATTACATCAGTTCCAGTAGTTGCTGGTCAATGGTATAGATTAAGAATAAACATAAGCAATGATGGTAATACAGTTACGTTTTTTATTGATAATGCTTTAGTAGCAACACATACAACAAATATTCCATTAAATGCAACTTTTTTACCATTAGGTTCAATGTTGCAAAAAACATCAGGAACTGCGGCAAGAGCAATGCAATCAGATTATTTTATGTACGAAGAAATATTTACAACTGCAAGATAATGACAATATACATTTACACAGAAGGAAATAGTACAATAGAAACTATAGATATAAATGAAATACCAGAAGGTGTTTATTATGATACTATTGAAAGAGAAGAAGATGAAACTATTGACATGACATCTTTGACAATTGAAGCTTTACAAATAGATTTATATTATACAGGGGTAATATCAGACCTTCTAAGAAAGCATATTGAAAAACTAAGCATTGATTCAATACCTATTCCTCAAGATGTTATTGATGAAAGAGATAGACTGAGAGCAGAATGCAATCAAAAAATTTTAGATTTAGGAATAACTAATTTTGCTTACAGACAAGCAAATTTAAAATTATGAAAAAACTATTATTAATATTACTATTATTTACATATATGGCTATTACCCCACAAACCGTAACTTACCAAGCAGACAACTCTGTGATAAACAATCCAGAAAAAGGCTTTTTTCATTATACTTCTACAGGTTCTTCCGGAGGATACAATTTGTTATCACAAGCTACATTAGAAGGGTATAGAACAAATGAAAACATAACTGTAATACAAAGACAATTCTTCCTAAGAGATTTTATTACAGGGATTCCAATCACTTCTACATACCTAACAAACATGCAAACTGATTTTAATAGAATCAGAGCAGCCGGTGCAAAAGTAATAGTCAGATTTACATACACATCTAGTTCAGCTACAGTGTACCAACCAAATAAACAGAAAATGCTATTTCACATGAAGCAGTTGGTAAATGTGCTAAATGTTAATAAGGATGTTATTGTTAGTATACAACTCGGATTTATTGGTAGATATGGTGAATGGTATTACACTGGCTCAACAGAATTTGGAGACGGTAATTTTACTATATTAACTAATACTCAATGGAATAACAGAAAAGAAATTGTTGATTATGCCTTGAATAATTTTCCAGGAGAAATACCTTTACAACTAAGATATATATATGCTAAACAAAGAATGTATGGAAATACATATATTGGTAGAATAGGTTTTTACAATGATAGTTTTCTAGGTACTTGGGGAGATAGTGGAACATTTATTGTTAGTTCTAGTACTGCTGTACCAAGTGCTGCTGATGTTACGTATTGGGGTAACAATACAATAAACAACCCAGTAACCGGAGAAACTAACATGACTAATGCACCAAGAACAACTTGTGCTAATGCAATGCTTGAAATGAATACATTTAACTGGAGTTTAATAAACAAAGATTATTTTCCAGCAGTAATTACGGATTGGCAAACTGTAGGTTGTTTCACGACTATGCAAAAAAGCTTAGGATATAATTTTAGATTAAATACCGCAAATATTAGTGCTAGTGGTTTATTAACAGTTAATATTGGTAACTATGGATACGCAAACTTATTTAAGGTAAGAAGAGCAATTATTGTATGCAAAAATATAGCCACAAATGTTAACTACTCTTATGTAATTGATACAAATCTAATAGCATTAACAACTACTAGTAGAACTATGTCAATGAACTTAGCAACATTAGGTTTACCAATAGGACAGTACAAAATACTTCTTAATTTACCTGACCCAAATACAGCACTAGCAACTAATCCAAAGTATTCAATTAGATGCTCTAATTTAAACACTTGGACAGCTGAAGGATTTAATGATTTGCTTTTAACGTATACTGTAGCTGGTGTGGGTATTGTAAGTAACCAAATTTCTACTTCTGACGGAGTAGTTCTTGAAGCTAAGGTATATAATACAAGCGGTAGAGTAGTATCTAGAAAAGTAGACACCTCAGATTTACCAAATGGTATTTACATAGTAAAAGCGAAAACTAGTCAAGGTAATAATATTACACAAAAAATAAGAATACAAAGATAAATAAAAAAACAGAAAATGAAAAATTGCGGAAACAAAATAAAACACACATGTGCAGAAAAAAATTATGCAACTTGTGTATACTATGAACTAGAAGTTCCAAGCTTTTCTAGTCTAGTAGATGAAGATTGTAAAACTTTAGAAGAAACTACTGAAGACCAGTACACTATTTTAGAGGATATTAAAGAAAATATAAGTACCGACAATCTAAATACCAAATGTATAGAGTATGAAGTAACACCAGGAGTGGGGATAACAGTAAAATCTGCATTGTTCCAACATGAAGAAGAGATTTGTAATCTAAAGGCTAGAATAGAAGAATTAGAAACGACAGCAATATGTGACATAAACATTACAAATTGCGGAATAGATTTATCTGGGATAAACAACAACTGCGAAACAGAAGTTACTACCCTAGGAGAGTTATTAGAATATATAGTAAACACAATACAAAATCCATAATCATGGCAAACTGTACACAAACAAACATACCGGAATTAGACATAGAAGCAGAAGCATGTAACGGTAAATATTATAATACACTATGTGTAATACATAAACCACCACTTGTACCATTAGGTTTTCCAGCAGGTAATGCCAGTCTAGCACAAATATTACCAGCTATTTCAAATAAGCTATTTACTCAAGAAAATACAATATCTTCTTTAAGCGAACAAGTTTCTGAACTTTTATCACAAGTAGAATCTTTACAAATTCAGCTTTTCAATTGCTGTACACCACCACTATAAAAAATAATAATTATGTGCAACTGTAATAATACACCACTTTGTAGCAATAATGATTGCTCTTGTCCAGTAAAAGACTTGAGTACAGATTGCGTACTCTATACTGGAGAAGATTTAGCATGCTCAGGAATTAAAAGCCAAACAATACTAACAGACTTAATTCAACAGCTAGATGATTTTATATGCAATATAGAAACACAGCAGCCTACACTTAATATAGTTAATGTTGGTACAGGTGCCGGTGTATATAAAGGAATAGTTGGAAGCAACAGACAATTAAGAAGTATAAAATCTCCAGACGGTTCTGTAGGAGTAGCTGTATCACCAAACGGTAATGAGATACACCTTACTGCAAACTCAGCAGATTTAATAGACAAGGTTAGTCTTTCTTTTGATTGGAAAAATAATAGCTTTATAGCCGAGAGAACTACGGAAGATTTACCACAACAAGTGACAAATACCGAGTATTTAAGAAAAGGATTTATAGGGTTCTATAAGCCTATATTAGTAGGCACTGTAGTAGAGCATCCTTTAATACAAATAGGTGTAGATTTTTACAACCCAATACTAATAGAAGCTATAGTACAAAACTTAGGAGTAAGAGTTAAAAATTTTGATAAGATAGCTGATTTATCTCCTGTGTTAGTAATATCTAAATACACTAATACTGAAAAAAGAAAAGACAAAAATCCACAACCAGCACCAGATTCTACAACAGGAGAGCTTTTTCCAGACGTAGTTTACAGAAAAGGGAGTTTTAAATTTAGCGAAGATAACGACCCAGTAAGATTAACTAGAGTTCCTATACAAGCACAATATCAAGTTATAGATTTTGGACAAGAGCACTATTTTAAAACATCTAAAAAACTACAGACTACTGGAGCTTTGGCAAGTGACCCGGACTTTCGTGTATGTGACCCACCAATTAGAACAAGAGGTTGTGCGGCTAGATATTCTACTATAGGAGATATAGGTGGGGTAATTGGGGCAGGTTCCTCTAGCAGTAGTAAAGTTGGAAAATCAACATCTTTTGTGTATTTACAATTCCATATAGAAATAACAGTTGATGGAGAAAAGATTATAAGTAAACCGTTAGGAAAGCTAAAGATGATATTAACTATGGCTATAGATATACAACAAAACCCTGAAGAACCTGGATTTGAACCCATACCACTTGGGACAACAATACTTTATGACTACCTAATAAATGAAACACATAAACCTAAAACATCAATAAGATACAAACATACATAATAGAAAACAGGAGATAGGGCGTAGTTAGAAGTTACTTGAAAACTCGAAAGGGTAGATAGCGACAAGTTAGAAGTTACTTGAAAACTCGAAAGGGTAGATAGCGACAAGTTAGAACGCCCTTGAAACCTGCTTTTATAATATAAAGAATAGAGGTTTTTTGGTTTCCTCTTTTTCTGTTGGGTGAGGAGGAGCTTAGGCTCCTCTTCTTTTTTTATAAGAATTTTTAACCAATTTGGAAATGGCATATATTTTTATTAATTTTGCAACTTAAATGTAAAGAAATGACTAACGCTGAAATAGTTTCTAGAGTACGAAACGGTCTTAACTCAATAACAAAAGACGACAGAATATCTAGAAGACACATACTCCATGTGGCTAAACAAAAAGCTACTTTTTTAATTTCTCAAAAACTTGGGGACAGAAGTCTTTTTAGAGAAGACAACTTATATAAGACATTAGACTGCTTTGAAATGGAGCCTGTAGATGTAGTTAGATGTGAGATTATAGAATTTAGAAGATGTAAATCAATAATGAAGTCTAAGTGTAAGCTACCAAAACTAATCTATAGCAGATACGGAAGCTCTTTAAAAGAGGTAATCACAGCAGACGGTGAAAAAGAATTTAAACCAATCACACCTTCTCAATACCGTAGAGACAATAACAGACTAGAGAAAGCAGAGTACATTTACTTTTACATAAAAGATGGATACCTATACCTTCTTGATACAGAAATTGAATTAGTTAGTTTATACTTAATTAGTATGGAGCTGGATTCTGTAGAAGATTGCTGCGGATGTAAAGATGGTTCTGAAGAATGTAAAAGCCTTTGGGATTATGAATTTAATGTACCAGATAAACTAGAAGAAGCTATTGTAGGAGAAACAATAAAAGAGATAGCTATGGTTAAACAAATACCTAGAGATGAAAACCCAAACTCAAACAACAACGAAAAGCAGTAATAGACCCACTACAAGAATTAGAGGCAGAAGGCATACAGTAGGAGTTTTAGGTAGTAGTTTTTCTATAGTAGACCATAAAGCATACCAATATTACAAAGAGAACTCTAAATTAGCAAATAGGAAAGATGTAGCAAACTATATAGAACACGGTAAAATAATATCAGAGTTTTATAGAATTGCCGGAGAAAAACTAACAGAGTCTAGCGGAGGGATATTTTTAGAGGGGTTAGGCTACTTTGGAATCATACAAGAAATGAGAAAAAAACTTGTACACGATAATAAAACAAGAGAGAAAAAATTAAATCTAAAAACAGATAACATAATATACAATATAGCTTTTGTACCAATAGACAAAGACAACTGTTTTAGACCATGGGTTTTTGATTATAGTTTTTCTACAAGAGTAAAAGGACAGCTTTGCAAAGAACTAAAATCAGGAAAAAAGTACAGCTTCAATGCTTCTTTATTTTTTAACAAATTAAAAAAATTAGGTAACGATTTATAAAAAAATGGAAACAATCAAATTAAAAAAATCTGGTAACTTTATGTGGGTTACAGATTTAAAAACAAATACAGTAACTAGATTTCCGGCAAAGGATACCTACTATGCTTTTGAAGATAAGAACAGAGTCTTAGTTCTAACCTGGGATAAAAACAACGGTGAAACCTATCATAGATACAAAGTCTCACAACTAGTAGATTTAGATGAAGAACCATTTATAAGCTTTGCTGCACTAGATACATTCTTAGCCGCAAATCTGGGTTTTAATGGGGGTGGAGGGACATCCGGAACAACCCCAAATCTAGCCGAGGTTTTAACAGTTGGGGATAAAGAATTTCAACAAATAGATAGCGACAGAGATTTTGAACTTGCAGACCGTTTAAAATATTCTGTTATTACGGCTGGAATAACAATGACACTTGATGATGATTTAGATTTATTTCCTGTTAATAGTTTAATTCAATTCTATGTAGCCGATAATTCTGATATAAATGCAACTTTAACTTTAAATTTTGGGGCTACGACAGGTTGTTTTTATTTAATTGAAAATATTACTACTTTAACTTTAAACGTTGGGGATTTTTGCGAATTAAAAAAAGGGACTGCTGGTTCTGTTTGGCTTTTAAATGTTTGGAATAAGTCAAGCGGTAGTGGAGATTACCTACCATTAGCTGGAGGCACAATGGATGCAGGAGCTGATATATTCTTTGATAACGGTTCTATAATTAGCGAAGGCACTTATGATTTTGGAGGTTTTGGAGACATAGTAGTAAGCGGTATTACTAATTCTGGAGATGGTTTTATTAATGGCATTATGGGTTGGGGAGACCCAGCAGGCACTTTATGGAGTGATTTGAATGGTATTTACAAAAAAACATCTATCGCAGTAACTCCTTCTGCTATTGGTGCTGGAGATATAGGTATGCACACTCCTGAACCTGGTACTTACAATTATTATTTACAGTTACCTTCAAACCCTGGTTTTAATGGTGTTGCTTATTTTTTAGCACCTGGAAACAGAAGTGGTTGGGGAGACCCTAATAATGATGCAACTACTGACCCCCCTGTAAATTATTGGAGGTTATGTGTATTATCTGATTACCCTTATGTTTATTTCACTAATCCAAGTACAGACCCTTTTAGTTTTCCTACATCAGGATGGGTTCCTGTGGATGATACTATACCTATTAGTGAGGGTGGAAATGGCTATGATTATATTGCCAACTATGATGGAGGCTTCACAGCAGATATTTTATATATATTAAATGGTAATGGAGGTATATCTAGAATTTGTTCTATAGGTTATGAAGACAACTGGCAAGCAGGTGTAAGGTATGTTTTTGGTAATAGTGGAACTATTAGACATGCTACTAATGGTTTTACAATAGTTCCAGACTCCTCTTTTGATTACACTAAAAGATTTGCAGTAGGTAGTCTTTGGACTTTAGATAATGGGGATACTTATGAGTGTCTTAATGCTGACTTAAATGCAGCAGTTTGGAAGCTATACTCATCTCCTATACCTAAATATAAAGTGTTTACAGCTTTATTAACACAGAGTGGTACTAGTGGCTCAATACCTTTATCTAGTGGTGACTCAGTAATTAAGGGTATTACATATAAAATAGACGGTGGTAGTGATGGGGACTTTTCAAATGTAGGAGCACCAAGTAATGAGGATTCAACTTCCTTTATCGCAACAATAAATGGGTTACCTAATAGTTATGGAACTTGTTCATTATTATATGACCCAGGAGCTCCAATAGCAAACATATTAGAAAACACTATTGGAAATATTTGGTTTGAATATGCTTCATCAGGTCAATATTTATGTAAATCAAGTAATCTATTTACAGAAAACAAAACAACTATAGATATGGATTCGTATTGTCAAAATGGTAATCCATCTTGTAATTTAATTTACAAAGATTTATCTACCGCAGATTTTATAATAGGCACTTATAAAGACACATTTACGGATGAGAGGTTATCTAACAATAGATTAGAAATAAAAGTTTATAATTAATATTATGACAAGAAAACAGCTAATAGCAGAAATTTTAACTGATTTAAGACAGTATGACGAAAGTGGTCTTATAGACTACCTTTCATTAAACATGTGGATTAAAAATGAGTTAAAAAGATTTGGTGCCAATATAACTATACTTACAGAAAAGGTGCTAGACGTACAAGAAGGTAAAGCAGAATTACCAGAAGATTTCTGGACTTTGCACCTAGCATTAAAATGTAAACAAGATGGTTGGGAAGGCGAACACCAAGAAGACCGTCATCTTGTTCAAGACTCTCAATGGTATACACAGACTACTACAACAAACTATGTTTGGGATAACCAATCTCAATCACACAAAGAAGAAGACTACAAGACAGTTGAAGAAAAAGTCTTTTATAAAGATAGAGTAACAAACATACATTACAAAGAACCTGTCTTATTAAGGCTAACAAAAGGTTTTAAGAAAGAGTTTTGTGCACCGGGATGTAGGAACATACAACAAAGACTTACAGCCTCAGCAAACTACGAAATCAATATACTAGGTAACATACTTCAAACAAACTTTAAAGAAGGTCATGTGTACATGCAGTATAATGCAATACCTACAGATGACTCTGGAGATATTTATATTCCAGATGTAAGAAGCTTACAAGAGTACTTGATGTACTACGCAAAAAGAAAGATACTAGAAGGGCTTTGGATTAACGATGATGATGTAAATTTAATAAACAAGCTTCAATATATTTCAGCAAAAGAAAAAGAGACTTTTGGACTTGCAATGACACAAGTAAAAATGGAAGGTCTAGGTAATTGGGACAAAAAACTTAAACAGAAGATTATTGCAGAGTCAAACAGATTTGAAAGAATGTTTCCAAATCTATAATAAAAAAAATCAATGGCAGAACAACCAAACAATAAAGTAAATGTTGCATTAGCTAAGTTGGGTATGGATAAAGATACCCACGCTTCCCAACTTAATGAAACTCAATACACACATGCTATAAACGCCAATGTAGAAACAGAAAGCGGAAACAGCTTAAATATCACAAACGAAAAATCAAATGTCCTTATAACAAGGTATAAGGAAGGTTTTGTGTTACACGGTTTTGAAAACGATATCTTGTCAAATGATACTTATGTATTTTTAGTAAACCCTGTAACAGGAGTTGGGGAATTTGGGGTTTTAAAAAATAACCAAAACATAACTAATTTAGAAGACATAACTGTTTTATGTGGTAACTGTGACCAAGTAAAAGAGCTTGCCACTCCGTTAGAAGAAATAGAACAAGAAGAAATAGAAGGTGTTTACGAAACTTTAATATCAGATGTATCTGCATTAGATTCATCAAATAACACGTGTCTTACTCGTTCAGATGCAAACTATAACCTTTTAGGATTAGGGTTTAACTTTAATATTAATTACCCTATAAAAAAGCTGACCATAAAAAATGAAAAGTGTGGTAAAACTATCTATTTTACTGACAACTTCAATCCACCTAGACATATTAACATTGATAGAATAGACCAGTACAAGATTCAAAACGTACCTTGCGATGATGATATAGAAACTGAGTGTATTGACTTTGATGAACTAAGAATATTTAAGCTTTACAACATACCACAAATCACTCCAACTTCTATACAGTTAGGTGGGGAATTGAGAATGGGTATGTATGAGTTTTTACTAGCTTATTGTGATGCTTCCGGAAATGAAATCTCTCCGTACTACTCTTTAACAAGACCAGTATCTGTATTTGACAAAAACAATTTAGTTCAAGGTCAAGAAAACACAGCAGACAGAACAAACTTTTCTATAAGACTCCAGGTATCCGGGCTAGATAAAAGATATTCACACTACAAGGTAGCAGTTATACAAACAGCTGACATAGAAGGAGTAACTAGATATTTCCAAGAAGGCATACACACTACAAACGACAATACTATTATATATGGTAGTGAGCAAGATAAACTACCCACAAGCATAGATAAGCTACTTATAGACAATCTAAAAGTAGAACAGTCTGAAGGGTTGACAGCTTCTAATAATATTCTTTTTCAATACGGGCTTACCCTAAAAAAGGAAATAAACTTACAGCCAGTAGTCAATTTTATGGGACAGTTCCTAAAATGGCAAACGCATATAGCAACAGAAAATCTATACGAAAACGGGGTTATTGGCTCACAGTATATAGGATATAATAGAGATGAAGTTGTACCTTTTGGAATTAGATTTAACCTACTTGGTGGATATGAAACTTCTATTTTTCCTTTTATAGCAAGAGCTCCTAAAGATTTTGATTTAGATTTAGTAGTAGTAGATGAGGAACCAAATATAGAGGTTTTAGAACCAGGTGAGGAAAAAGACATACAATCAATACTAGACAACATATTAGATTGCAACACAACAGACAGAACCAAAAGATGGCAATACTATAACACAGCAGAAGTTGGGCAAGACGAAAACATTTGTCCACAAGAGGATGTAGATTATGTTTCAGTAGAATCACCTGTATCAAAAACTTGTGTATTAGAAGATATAATAGAAATACCGGCAGGCAGTTTTGTTATTGAATTAGATGATGAAGAGTATACTACACTAGAAGAATATATAGAATTAAAAAAAGATAATTGCCCTAATGAGTTTTACGATGAAGAGGGTTCTTTGTCAAGCTTATGCAGTTATCTAGAAGAGTCACAATATAGCAGCATATTATGTGAAGAAGATTTATTTGCAAACCTAGTAAACCTAGAGGGAGACCCAATATGCCTTACACCAGATATGGAGGCAGAAATAGTGCTATCTGGAATTGAAAGTATATTAAGTGGTTCCGGTCAATCAGGCTTTATTAACGGAGATAACATACTAGAAAAGTACAATTCACCTAAAAGTTTAGTGAAAGACTCTTCCGGAAATATGTACGTATCTGATACAAATAACCATGCAATTAGAAGGATTACACCAGCTGGTGTTGTTAGCACTTTTGCAGGAAATGGGGTAGCAGATTTTATCGATGCCACTGGAACTTTTGCTAAATTCAAATTACCAACTAGCATAACTATAGATTCCACTAGTACGTTCCTATATGTAGCCGATACAGGAAATAGTGCAATTAGAAAAATAGAGGTATCTACTGGTATTGTTACCACTTTTCTAACCTCAGTTACTACAACAGGTATAACCATAGATTCTTCAGATAACCTTTATATAACTGATACGGTAAATCATTTAATAAAAAAGATACAACCAGACACTACCATAACCACTTTAGCAGGTTCAGGTAATACAGGCTCTGATGATGGTACAGGAACTGCCGCAACATTTAATAAACCATCTGGCATAACCATAGATTCTTCTGGAAATTTATATGTAGTTGACACAGAAAATAATGCAATTAGAAAAATAGAGATATCTTCTGGTAATGTAACTACTATTGTAACATCTGTATCTAAATTAGAACAAGCAAACGGAATAGCCATAGATTCTTCTGGAAACTTTTACGTAACTGATATATCAAAAAATTCCATAAGAAAAATTACAGCACTAGGTGTCATAACAGATTTTGCTGGCTCTACTTCAGGGGCTACTGGTGATACTGATGGTATTGGAATTATTAATGCTAAATTTAACCAACCTTTTGGGGTAATGGTTGACTCCTCTGATGATATTTACATAGCAGATTCAGGAAATAATAAAATTAGAAAAATAACATTAGCAGGTGTTGTAACCACTTTTTCAGGAGAGATAACACTACCAAAATTTCATGCACCCAGAAACACAGTTCTTGATTCTTCAGGGAATGTTTTTGTAACTGATTCAATAAATAATGTAATTAGAAAAGTAGCAACAGATGGAACAGTAACCACTTTTGCTGGCTCTACTTCAGGCACACCAGGATTTGGGAATGGTACCGGAACTGCTGCAACATTTAATAATCCTTTTGGCATAACTATAGATTCTTCAGATAATCTTTATGTGACAGAACTAGGTAATCATTCAATAAGAGTAGTTACACCATCAGCAGTTGTAACCACTTTAGCAGGTTCAGGCACTCCTGGCTCTGTTGATGCTACCGGAACTGCCGCAACATTTAATACTCCTTTTGGCATAACCATAGATTCTACAAATTCATTCCTTTACGTAGCTGATTCTGGGAACCATAAAATAAGAAAAATAGAAATAGCCACTGCCACTGTTACCACTTTCGCAGGAATAGGTACACCAGGTTTTGTAAACGGTACTTCTGCTGTTGCAACATTCCATTCACCATCTGGAGTAACCATCGCTCCAGATGGTAAGGTTTACGTAGCAGATTCCACCAATAACGCAGTTAGAAGAATAACAACAGCTGGTATAGTATCTACTATTACAACTTCAATTTCTAAATTGGGACAACCAATAGGTATAGTTTTTGACCCAAATCCAACTAGCCCAAGTACCCCACTTCTTTATGTAGTGGACACATCAAATCATGCAATCAGAAAGATAGTAATATCTTCTGGGGATATAACAGATTTTGCAGGTACAGGAACACCAGGTTTCGTAAACGAGTCTACTGTTTATGCTCAGTTTAATCAACCATTTGGTGTAACTATAGATTCCACTAGTACATTCCTTTATATAGCAGATACAGGAAACAATGCTATTAGAAAAATGAATATAGCTACAGGTGTTGTAACTACTTTTGCTGGGTATAATAGTTTTATCTATAGAAATGGTGCTAGAGAGGAAAAAGTAGAAAAACTTTTCCCTACAGAGTATCAACCAATGTCAGCTCCAGAAAATTGTTCATTATACAAACCATCCGAAGCAGCACCCACAGTCTCAATAGATGGTGGGGAAACTTCCCTTTTTCTACAGGATTCAACTAACCCTCTAGGAGTTTATTGTAATACACCTACAGGTGAAGCACCTAGAGGTAGAGAAGTTTACGTAAGAGATTCACAATTTAACAATGAAAATTGCTCACAAGCAGAGGAGATAAAGCTAAATACGGTAATTAGTCCAAATAATGAAAACGCATTTTTTAATAACTATTATGTGCAATTTACAGGTGTAGTTACTACTCTAGCTGGCTCTACAAACGGTAATGAAGATGGAGAAGGTACAAATGCTAAGTTTAGTTCGTTGATTGGTATGATAGCAGATTCTCTAGGTAATATCTATGTAACCGATATCTCTACACATTCAATTAGAAAAATTACACCATCTGGAGAAGTAACCACTTTTGCTGGCTCTACTTCAGGGGCTAATGGCTTTGGGAATGGTACCGGAACTGCTGCAACATTTAACCAACCTTTTGGTATAACAATAGATTCCTTAGACAACCTATATGTAATTGATAGGGTGAATAGTGCAATTAGAAAAATTACACCAGCTGGCGTTGTTACAACTGCTTTTACTAGTTCTTTTTTTACAGGTGCGTTTGGTATCACTATCGATTCTACTAATACATTTTTATATTTTACAAATCCTGTAGACGATGAAATTAGAAAATTGCATATACCTACTGGTACTATAACAACCTACACCTATGGAATCGGATTCCTTATTGACCCAACCGGAATAGTAATTAGCAATGACGATAGCACTCTTTATGTAGCAGAGTCAGGGAGGAATAGAGTGATAAAGTTTACAATCCCAAGTTCAGGCACTAGCGTAACTGTTACCTCAGTTGCAGGAAACACCACAGCAGGTTATGCAAACGGTACCTCTACTGTCGCAAGATTTAATAACCCAGTAGGAATAAAAATTGATTCTAACGGAGACCTTTATGTAGCTGATGCAGATAATCACGCAATTAGAAAAATATCATTTTACATTAATCCTGTACAAACAATAGTTACTACCATAGCAGGTCTTGGAGGAACAGATGGTTCAAATGACGGAACAGATTGGTCAGCAAGATTTAGAGACCCAATAGATATAGCTATAGTGCCAAGTACCGACTTTGGTGGTTGGAACACTTTATATATAGCAGACCAAGGAAATGATTTAATTAGGAAAATAACAAATACCCCAGAGAGCTTACAGTATACTAATAAATCAACGTATCTAAATGGGAATCTTTTAGACCAAAACGGTAATCCTACAGGACAATTATTTTATCCAAGATTAAGTAAAAATACAATTTGGTTCAAAGGTAACACAGAAACTAAAGAAAGGTTTATTATAGATTTATCAAAGCAAATAGACCCACAAGGAGATGATTTAATAGCTATAGCCTCAACTGTTAGATTTAGCTTGTTCAAAAGATGTACAGACACCCAAGCTTTATTTTCTAAATTCGTGGATTTATCAAGCTCCGCTGGTCAAGGTACGTTTTTATTTGAAAGAAAAAACACAACAGATTTATTAATAACAGACTTACAAGGCACCTCTACACTTATACTTGGGGGATGGTTTACAAATAGTAAGTATTTGATAGCTGTAGATACTCCACTAACAATACAGCTAAAAGAACTAGAGTCAGGTGCTTGTGTAAACAGTAATGTAGTACCAGTATGGGTAAATTCTCCAACAAAGGGTTGTTACACACTAACTAAAAGAGATATAGAATACAGTAGAATTTTTGTATCTTGGAGTAATTTAAAATTAAGTAAAAAAATATTATACACAGCAATATGTACTTTTGAAGAACCAGTAGCCCAGTCTTGTAAAGCAATACCTTACAAAACAGGAATACCAGCTTTTTGGGAAAGTGAACAAACATACCCAGACAATAATGAACTTTATAACTCATCTAATCTTCTGATAAGCGAAGAAAGAATAGAAGGGGTATCTAGCAAACTAACTAACGAAACGATAACAGAGTTCAAAGAAGTTTTTACAGACGGTGCAGAGGATGGCAATTATATTTTTAAATCCGAACCTTGGCAAGACACAACAAAAAAGGTTGCTGATTTTACTTGTAGAAACATAAGACATTTTAAATTTCCAGACAATAAAGTAGCACCTTTTTTATATAATCAACAAAAATTACCATTTTCAGAATCTGTTATTTATCCGATGGGTATAACAATAGATGAAAATGTCATAAACACTTTTTTGGATATAGCTGTTGACAACAACCTTTTATCCCCGGAAGATAGGAAAAAAATAGTCAGCTACGAGATATTCAGAGGGGATATATCTTTAGACAGAAGTGTAATATCTTCAGGATTACTTTTTGATATGCGTAGGTATAATGAAAGAGGTAGAGAGGTTTTCTACTCTAACTATCCATACAATACTTATTCCAAAGACGTATTAAACTTGGATAGTATGACAACCATAGATAGCGAAGGAGTAGTTTGGGGTAATTCAAACAGAAATTATACATTCCATTCTCCTGAAACAGATTATGGGAAACCTACGTTACCTTCTGAGATGTCTATTCAAGGTTATATGTTTGGGAACTCTAGTGGGTATTTTGACGAAGTAAGACAGCACCCAAAATGGGTTATACTATCTGGCTCTGCTTATAATTTAGCTGCATCTTTAGCGACACTTGAGATTGCAGCTGAAATAGCAATGTCTGTAGCAGAAGCTATATCAAACACAAACTGGATAGTAGGTTTCGCAAATACTGTTTTCCCAGGAGGTATAGTAGGAGCCGCACTTGTACTTGTTGCCCAAGCTACAACCGCTATTGTTTATAAGTATGGAAGATATAGATATGAGTGGCTAAAAATATTTAGAGATTTAGGTGCCCCACAAAATTTTGCCTACTACTATTATTCAGATGGTTTTTATAACTATATGAATACAGAAACAAAGAGAGGTTCTAATTTAAGAGCCTTAAACATTGCAAAATACCTAGGCGATGGAAGGTATAATGTAACAAACGAAGTTACTAGAGAAACTTTTAAGGTTAATAATATAGACAGAGAAAAGACAGTAATATTGTCAACAGGCGAGTCTCTAGTAAATTACCCAGATTATTACAAAACACATGACAAAAATAATTCTAGTTTAACCACAATGTTTTTGTCTAGTTTGAACTCAATAGGCAGAAGCCCTGAAATTGCAAAAGACATCGCATCCCCTTATGTAGCTTTAAAAAACTATTTACCATCTCAGTACAATACAATAAACTCTATAAAATGGCTTACCACATCTTTTGTAGGCTCTCTGACAAATATAAATGATACTTGTGTAGAAGTACTACCTATTTTTGGTGGCGATACATTTATAACAAGACACAGTTTTAAAAGAAAGATACCACTGTTCTTAGTTACAGCTATGAAACAAGCTGATTTAACACCTTTTAACTATTTCTACTACAGCAATATAGGTAGAAACCCTAAGTACTATGTTAGCTACGAACAAAACAAAGATTTTAATGATAGTGGTAAAGCTTTCCCAGATATAAGCAGTGATTTTAGCTTTGATAACAGGACTAGTTCTGGTAACTACTTTGTGCCACCATCTAAGTTTTATTTGTACTACTACGGTGTACCAAACTTTTTGACAGAAACCCGAATAAACACTAACTATAGATATTCTGGTAAAGAAAAAAGAGAAAGTTTTTATCCTGTTTGCGGAGATTTAGGAGAGTGGACACAAGAAAGTGTGGTACCAATAAGAGAACCAAACATCTTTAAATACAACACAGTATACTCAAAAAATTCAACTTTTATAAGAAGTAGAACTTTAAGTCCTACCTATAATAAAGAGTTTGATGATTGCGTACAAGATATGCCAAATGGTATAATGGCTAGTTTAAGAGACAGTACAGAAAACTCGATATACGACCCATGGTTAATATATAGACCTTTAGACACGTTTGAGTTCCCCTCTAACTATGGTAAACTTAAAGATATAATAGACGTAGAAAGCCAAGCTATACTGGCTAGGTTTGATAATACAACTGTATTGTACAATAAAGTAGATACAAAAATAGATACCGGCTCAGCAATAACAGCAACAGTTTTAGGAGGAAGGATGTTTTTTGAAAGAATGACTACATCTTTTGTAAATTCTAAAATGGGATATGGTGGGACTCAAAATTTTACGAGTATTTCTTGTGAAGCAGGTCATTTTTGGGTAGATGCAAAAAGAGGTCAAGTACTAATGCTACCCCCAAACGGTAAAGGCATTCAAGAAATATCTACTTCAATTGGAGACAAATCCAGTGGAATGAGGAACTGGTTTAAGGAACACTTACCATTCAAGATACTAAAATCTATACCAAATGCAGATATTGATAATCCTTACAATGGAGTTGGTATTACAATGGGGTGGGATAGTAGATATAGAAGAGTTTTTATAACTAAAAAAGACTATATACCTAAACCTTGTGTAGAATTTGTGGAAGGCGTAGGATATGTATGTGTAGAAGTTACAGGCAGAGGCACACCAGAGCAAGAGACTGTAGTAACACCAGTAAGCGTGACGAACACTAACTACTTTGAGGATGTATCTTGGACTATAGCTTTTTCTTTGAATACAGGTTCATGGATGAGTTTTTACAGCTTTTACCCTAACTACTACATCAGTCACAATACTTACTTCCAAACAGGTAGGAATAACGCAGTAGACAGTTCAGAATTAGGCTTATGGTCTCACTTACTAACAAACAAATCATACCAAGTATTTTATGGTAAAAAGAAATCATTCACTGTTGAATATCCTATAAAAGCTGAGTATACGACAAAAAGGTTAAAAGGGATTAAGCTATGGACGGAAGCAAAAAGGTATAGTAATGATTACGATTTTTCTGTAACACCTGACTTAACATTTAATAAATCTCTGATTTACAACAATGTAGGATGCTCAGGTCAACTAATACTAGATATACAAAAGCCAAACTTAGCTAACACAAAAAACTATCCTAAAACAAATCAAAATAATACGCAAAACATATTGATTACCAATAAGGATAACTTCCAGTTCACTTATGATTATATCTTTAATAGGATTAAGTACAACACGACTAACATACCATTCTTACTTCAAGATAAGAACCAGATTGACAAGCAACCTAATCCAGCAGTGATTAAATTCTACGGTATTAACCCACTTAAAAAAATGGAAGGAGACTGGTTCTTAAACAGGTTGACTTATGATGCCGACAGTAGATTTAGTCTAACATTAAAGTTTGTGTTAAACGAATCTCAGAACACATAAAATTTAACTAATTTTGAAGTTACAATAATTTTTAGTAATTTTGCCTCTAATTTAATTTTTAGGGGCAAATTTTTTATATGGCTACAAGTAGATACAAAGAAAATTTAGAATTATTAAGAAAGCCGGAGGTACAAGCTATGCTACGTGTTATACGTAATGCAGAAGGTACAGACAATGATAGAGGTTATAACACAAGAGTAGGGTATACATATTTTAATAATTTAGACAAAAAACCAGGTAAAAAAGTTTGGATACCTTCTATTAAAGATTACTCATCAGCAGAAGGAGCGTATCAATTTTTAAATTCAACTTGGGAAGGGCTTTCTAGAGATTTAGGACTAAATGATTTTTCTAGGCAGTCTCAAGATATAGCTGCGGTAGAACTATTAAGAAAAAGTGGTTCACTAAAAAAACTTTTAGAGGGAGATTTTAACTCTGCCACACATTTAGCATCCCCAGTTTGGGCATCACTTCCAACTACATCAGGAAAAGGAGTTTATAGGAATCAAAAAGCTAAAAAGCTAGAGCATTTAAAAAATGTGTTTAAAGACACTTTAAAAAAACCTTATGATTTCAAAGATGCAGAAGAGGGCTATTATACAGAGGAACCTATAAAAGAAACTCAAAAATACCAAGAAGATGAACAACCTTTAGGTGACTACTACGTAGATAGCACAATAAGACTAAACGAAAACTCTGGGGAGTATATGTCAGCCAATGATTATTACGAAACAGAGGAGTCTAAAGAAGACAACGAAGGAAATGTTGCCAAACAAGAGTTAGCACAAGCCCAGCAAGAGAAGAACTTTATGGAGGACTTCCAAAGAACACAACAGCAACAACAAGAATTTGCACAAGGTCAAAACTATGCCGCACAACAATCCGGATATCAATTGTATATGCCGGAATTACCAGAAATTCAAGCACAACAAGCACCAAGCTATTTTGAAGAAGGTGGAGTTCAAGGTGGAATAGATTATACAAAGTTCAATAAAATCTTGAAAAGATTTGAAGAAGGAGGAGATTTTGTAGACACCTATTCAGATGTAGAGTTAGAGGCAGACACTGAGACAGAAGACGAAGGTAAACCTAAACCTGGAACTAAGAAGCCATTAATACCAAAGTTTGAATACAAGAAAAAAACGGTAGATGAAGTCATTAACCAAAATAAAGAGAATCTCTATAAAACTACAAAAAGAGATAACTTATCAAACTTAGAAGCCCCAGTAAAAAGAAACATAGAAGCCCAAGCAAAAAAGAAAGAGTATAAAGAAAAAACTACGTTAAACGATTTAGACCAGTACTCAAAAGAATTAGCAAGTAAAGCTACACTAGAAGATACAATAGAGAATAAAGACATTGACTTAGGTATAGGACTGTCTAACTACAAAACAGTCGCAGAAAGAAAAAAACTACAAAGCTTTTTAGTAGACCAAGGGTATAACTTAAACCCAGAAGGTAAGTTTGAAAATCAAGGTATTGATGGTAAGATTGGTAAAGTAACCTTAAAAGCAGTCCAAGAGTACAATAAGAACTTATCAAACCCAAACTACCATAGTTTTAAAGAAGGAGAAGGACTATTAGGACAGTGTACAGAAGGACAATGCTCTGAGTATGCTCAAAATGAGTTATTTAGAAATATTCAACCAAATGTATCTAGGCAAGAGTGGAATACTAAGACAGGACTTTATGGTAATGCTTGGGATATTGGTAAGAACATAACTACTAAAGGAGGTAAAGAAGTAGACAGAAAAACTGTAAAACCCGGAGACGTAGTTACTATGTATACTGGAGGTAGTAGTGCTTATCAAAGAGAGGCAGATGCAGCAGGTACAGGTACAACTCACGTAGGTATTGTAGATAAAGTAAACCCAGATGGTAGTTATTATATACTACATAATAACCACACTGGCTCAAAAGATAACTGGCAAGGTAGAGAATATAGAGAACTAGTAAAAAATAATACAACGGGTATTCATAATTTTACAGTAAAGCATGCCTTTAGACCAAAATACGAGGCTGTAGAAAGTGGGGAAAAGAAGATTATTAGAGAAGACTTAGCTATAAGAATAGACCCTAAAAAATCAGCAATCCTCTCTTCTGGAGATTATAACAACCGCTTTACTTCTAAATCAGCAAAAGAGAAACTAGAAAACTACTATATAAAACCTTTGAATGATTCTAAAAATAAAAAAGCTTTATCAAAGGTATTCAATTTAGGAGATGACGAATACAACTCTTTAGCAAAAGCTTCTTTAGGTATTTTAGGTCAAGAGTCAGATTTTGGTACAAATGAGCTATATACTACGGGTACAAAAAGAGCAGTAGCCACAGGCTTTAAAGCTGTAGGATACAAAAAAGATGAAGTATCAAAAGGTGCAGGTCAAATGAAATACGAAACCAATTTTGGAAACGATGATTTGACAGAAATAGGAATCACAAAAGATAATTTCAATGATGAGGACAAAGTATCTTTAACTACAATGTATAAGGTTTCTAGGGATTATAAAAAATTCTTAGAAAAAGGATTTAGTAAAAAAGATGCACTATACAGAGCTGTAACAAACTATAACAGTAGTATGGGTCGTGTAGTAAATGGTAAAAAAGTAGAAGATTGGGCAAAAACTTATGATGTGGATTATACCAATAAGGTACTAAACTTCTCTAATATTTTTGATGTATCAGACGGTAAAAAATCATACAAAACAACTTCAGACAATTTATTACTAAATAAAAATGTTGCTAAGTGGAAAGCCGAACTAAAAAAAGCAAAAAAACTTTAATTAAAACATAATGAAAAGGAGCCAAAAAAAGAAGCGTAACCTTATCAACAAAACAGGGTACACTCCCGGATATGATACAGAGAAAAATCCTGTAAACTATATACCAAGCGAAGATATAACCATGGCTAATACGCCTTACCCAGTATATGCCACTCCTTTAGACCAAAACGGTAATCCTATGGGAAATGGTCTGGTTATGCAACCTGGGGGGGAATATAAATTTAAAGGAGCATCTTATGTAGAGGAAATACCATTTTTTCAAGGAGGTGGTAAAAAAATATATGTAGAATCAAAAAACGACCCTAGGTATAAATCTTATCAAGATAGTGTAAGTTCTTATAACAAAAGTATTATAAATAAAAATCAGACCTTAAAAGAAATAAAAGAAATTTTAGATAATAAAAGTTGGGTTGATAAACTTATTACTGGTGGAAAGGATAATATTGTTAAAGTAAAAACAAAAGAAAGTTATGATAAATATCCTGGGAATATTAAGCCTATAGCTAGTTATTCTTTTAGAACACCAAATGATTTAGGCTCTGAATTTGTAAATGAATTTTTTGGAGGATATGATGTTTTAAAAAAGCCACAAGAACAAGTAATAGTAAAACCTACCACTACAACTATACAAACTACAAAACCTTCTAATACAGGATGGACACCTTTAACAAAAGAAATAGCTAAAAGTAGATATGAAGGAGATTTAAAAAACATGTTTTATAGAAAAAACGAAAAACCAAGTAAATATGATATTGTTTATATTGAACCACCCCAAGTTTCTAGACAACCTATAAAATCAATACAAAACAATTTAAAACCAGAAGGTTTAATACAAAGTGATATAGAATTAAGTGCTGACATGTCAGGATTAAGACCTACTGCAAGACAACCTAAATACTATGATGTAGAAGATATTGTAAACAATGGAAAGAGTCAAACTAATTATAAATGGTATCCTGAAAACAATGAATCATTAAGACAATTATCTGAAGAAGAAGGTGACAAAAGAATAATGGTTCCTCATTATCAAAGAGGTGGTAGAAGTAAAATAAACCCCAGCTTAGAAAGACAGCTTTTAAGCAAGTACGTAGACCCAGTAACAAAAAGAGCTATGGAAAGAGCCAAGCAGAAAGGTATAAGAACTGGTATACACAATGGAGGATTAGATGCTATAAGACACTCTTCAAGTGCAGCTGCTACATCTTCTATATTACCTAGTTGGGCTAATGCTTTACCGGGGGGTTTATCTGCTAATATAGCAATGACAAATCTTGCAGGATTAGCACATGAAGTGAACTCACCTAATAGTTTTAAAGAACACGCATCTGATTTATATAATAATTTTGTAGGGAGTGTAGTAGGAACGCTTCCAATCACAGAAGAAAGTAAACACGACCTTTTAATAGAAGCCCAAAAAAACGGTATTTTATCAGATATGGGGAATAAAAGACCTTTAAACAGTAAACAAACAAGACCTTCAAACAACAAACAAAATAATATGAACAATACAACAAACTCAGCCTTTAATAGAAACATAAGAGGCAAAAAGACTTTTGACCAATTTTTACTAGGGGATACACCAGAGTTTAAAATGGGGGGCAAAAACGACTGGATAAGTGCTAAAATATCTACACTTGTAAAGGAAGGGTATCCTCAAAAACAAGCTGTAGCTATTGCCTATAGTATGTATGAGAATGTACACGGTAACGGTGGTTATCAATTACCTATGTACCAAACAGGAACAACTGTAGTAACTGACCCAAATAAACCAACACCTGAAGCAATTGCCGCTTACGAGGAGCAACAAAAAAAAGCACAAGGTCAGGGAATTACTATAGCAGACTCTGCTTTAGGGGATGTAACATCAGGCATGACTAACCCAGAGCTTATGCCAACAAGTGCTCAACTAAAGAGCAACAAAATGCAAAACACAGCTACAAATAATTATGATAGTAGTGGTAATGCTCTAAAAATGGATAATCCACTAGACGTAAAAGGAGAACAACCATTCCAATTTTTTAACCCTTACTCTGGTTTTGATATACCAACAGCAGCAAGCACTCTAGGTTCATCTATAGAAAGCGGAGATACTTTTGGAACAGTGGCTTCAGGATTAAAGTTAGCTACAGGCTTAGCTAGAAACTTTTTAGGGGGTATGGGTCAAGAAAGAAGAAAGAACTATATGACTCAACAATCTTACGAAAAACAAAGAGAGGGTATGACAGGAGCAGGTAGAGAGACAGCTTTGAGAGCTGGCGGTTACTACCAAGAAGGTGGTATGCAACCAGGAATGGAAGAAGGCATGGAACAACAAGGGCAAGAGCAGCAAATAATGGGAGAAGTAGCACAGATGTTACAACAAGGAGCCGACCCACAACAAGTTATTCAACAACTAGTTCAAATGGGGATACCAGAAGAACAAGCAGTTCAAATGGTTGAAGCTGTAATGCAAGAAATACAAGGCTCAACACCTCAATTAAAAAGAGGAGGTATGATGTACTATCAAGAGGGTGGAGAAGAAGAGGAGGATGAAGAAGGATATGGGTATGAATACGAGGAAGAGCCTAATTACATGATAAATAAGCCTAGTTTGATGGGCAAGCAACAAAATTTTACTCAGCGTGAATTAGCAACAAGCCCTGCTATTGAATCAGCAGTTGAAGCTACTTCTTCAACAAAAGAAGAGGAAACTCCAAGCTATGACAAAAATTCAGCTAGGGACACTTGGGTAGCTAAAACCGGAATGCCTTGGTCTGAAGCTAAAAGACTAGGTTATACTAGTGGTACTGCTAAGGATAATATGAAGCTTTTATCAGAGCTAAATGACCCAAGATTTAAAAAAGAATACCTAAGAAAATCATCACCGAAGGGTGAGAAGACATATAACGGGGGTCAACTAAAAGAAGTTGTAGTTACAAGACCTAAAAAAAATAACTATGTAGACCCTTATAAAGGGTGGTATAATGATAGTGAGGGTGATTTAAGAAATGCAAAAGGAGTAATGGTAGGACTAGACGGAAAACCATTAAACTTCCTAGAAAGAAACTTCTCGTCATCAATAACTCTACCACCACTTGATGACAGCGGAAGAAGAATGCCTAGGCTAAGAGCGAATGCTACAGCAGAAGAAGCAAACGCATACCATTTAGCACAATATAAAAATAAGATAAAAAGACAAAAAGAGTTGGAAGACGTATGGGGAAAAATACCTTCTAGCACACCATTTATAAAATATCAAGATGGTGGGGAACAACAAATAGCCCAACAAGTAGCACAAGCTATGCAACAAGGTATGCAACCTCAAGAAGCTATGGCTATGTTAATGGAATCTGGAATGACTGAAGACCAAGCAATACAACTGGTTCAAGCTATTATGGAGCAGGTTCAACAACAAGGGCAACAAATGGAGGAAGGAACACCACAAATGAGAAGAGGTGGGGAAATGATTAAGCGTAAAGACGGTTCGTATTCAAGAAGAGGTCTTTGGGATAACATTAGAGATAATGCAGGTTCCGGAAAAGAACCAACTAAAGAGATGTTAGAACAAGAAAGAAAAATAAAAGCCAATAAAAAAGAAATGGGTGGCTATATGTACGCTGAAGGTGGTATAAATAACCCAGGATTTAAAGCTCTACCTAAAGAGGTACAGGCTAAAATTATGTCTAATATGTACCAAGAAGGAGGTATGGAGCCTGAAGCAGACCCAGCTCAAGAAATGATGCAACAGGTAGCACAAATGTTACAACAAGGAGCACAGCCAGAAGAGGTACTACAAATGTTGGTAGAAGCCGGTATTCCAGAAGACCAAGCTATGCAAATGGTTCAAGCGGTAATGCAACAAATGCAAGCACCACAAGACACTCCTCAAATGAGAGATGGCGGTGGCATACCTGAAAGATATAAAAATGATGGTTTTACAAAAGTAGGAGTAAAAAGACAGTCTACAAGACCTGGTAAAAAATGGATGGTTCTCGCTAAAAAAGGAGACCAATACAAAGTAGTGCATGGAGGCTATGATGGTATGAAAGATTTTTCTCAACACGGTTCAGAGGACAGGAAAAAGAATTTCTGGAACAGAATGGGAGGAAAAGATTCAGCTAAAGCAAACGACCCATTTAGCCCTTTATATTGGCACAAAAAGTTTGGCACTTGGCAAGAAGGTGGAGAAATGATGGAAGATGATATGGAAGAAGAAAACGAAGGTATGGAAAACGAATCTGCAATGTCAGAACAAATCGAAGACCAAGTAGAGCAAGCTTTAAAACAAGGAGCAGACCCTCAGCAAATATTACAACAGCTAGTTCAAATGGGAATGTCTGAAGAAGAAGCTATGCAAATGATACAAGAGATACTTCAAGAAATGCAAGGTGGTGAAGAAGAGGAAGAAGGTACTCCACAAATGTCAAAAGGAGGCAAATACATGAGAGCTTTAGTAGGTAAGACTATTAAAAACTACACATATAATCCAAAAACAGACTCATATATAGTAAGCTATGAATAATAAAATAGAAATACCTAGAGAAGTATTTGAAAATATCTTCTTTTCAGAAGGGGGAACAAAAAAAGAATTAGCAAAGGAGCTTGCCGGTAATTACCAGGCTCCTTTGACTAAAGACAGATTGTATTTAGCTAACGCTGAAGTGGAAAAAAACGAGTATGTTTTTGACTCAAACGGTATTAGAAAGTTTGGTGGTAATACTCACGAAAAAGGTGGTACACCAGTCAAGCTAGAAGAGGGTGCAAGAATACTTAGTGACCACTTAAAAATTGGTGCCGATTTAGCCAAGCAGTTAACTAAAAGCTTAAAACTACCATTTAGAGCTACAGACACTTATGCAAAAGCTCTGGATAGGTTTAACAATGCTTCAGACTTACCTAAACTAAACAAAGAGATAGAGAATCTTATCTTAAAAATGGATTTAGAAAAATCAAAAGATAAAACGACTTTTGCTATAAACAATCAATTTTTAAATAACACTTTGAACTCTAAAAACAAACAAAAACAACCATTAGAAAAAGAGATGGCTGGGTTTTTTGAGATGCTGTTTGAAGAACAAGAGATGTCTAAGAAAGAGCAATCAGGAAGTAAGATGCAAATGGGCGGTAGCTATTTAGAAACAGCTTCTAGATATGGTATAGACCCAAAAAGAGCTAAGGAACTTTTATCAAGCTTACCACACTATCAAGATGCAGTAGCTGTTTTTCCTGAAGAGGAGCCTAAAGTTAAACCTCAGCCTAGTAGACTACCTTACCAGGAACAAAATAATCCATACTTTGCAATAAACCCAGGAAGAGAAGGTAAGCTAAAAGATTGGATTGGGGAACAAATGTATAAAGCAGAATATGAATTAGGGGACTTAAAAGCTAAAACTGAAAGATTTAAAGACTTAGCAAAAAATGCAGGATTTGCATATACAGATTCAGATTTTAAGTCACAACAAAGCTTAGATAATTTTTCCGGGAGATTACAAGATTTTAATATAAAAAATAAACCAGCATTAGCTTATCACTACGGGCTTAATGTAGAACCTACCAGACAGGGATTACAGTATTTGGTAGATAATAAAATTATAAAACCTGAAGACTACGGTATAAAACTTATTAATGGCAAAGTAGCCAGGGGAAGTTATGATACGCTATCAACAGATGCAAATAATAAATTAAGTGAAGTTATACAAAAACTTCCAGAAAATACTAAGAAAGATTATGCGTTAACTAATTACAAAGATAATTTAGGATATTTTAGGGGTATAAAAACTAAAGACCAGGAACTTACGGATGAAGAGTATAAAAAATTTACTTCTGAAAACGAAGAAGTAGGTGATGGTTATTACAAAACAGATGTTCCTGGAGCCTACGTAAAACCTATACTAATAGGTGAGACACCATATCAAGTTAAACCAACAGAAACAGCTGAGCAGGCACCTGAGCAGGCACCTGAAGAAACTCCAGAACAACCTAATGTAGCAGCTGCCCCCGGTGAAAAAAATAGAAGAGGTCTTTTACTATTACCAGACCAATCACCTATGTTGCCTAACTTGCTACCTAGTCTAAAAGTACAAAGAAGGTTTAGTAGAATTGGTTATAACGACATATCTCCAGAACAACAGCTAACAGAAATGAATCGTTCAGCAGCAGCTTCTAGACAGTCACTACAAGAACTAACACCACAGCAAAGAGCAGCAGCCGAAATAGGGCTTACAGCTAATGAGAACGTGATGTCTAACAAGGCAATAGCAGATGTAAACAGAGCAAATGCTGCCGCTAGAAATGCTGTTGATATTTATAATGCAAAAGTATCAGATGCAGAAGAAAACGCTTCAGCAGGAGATGCTTTGAGTTACGAGCAAAGAACTCAAACTGCTTTAGGAAATTACGACAAAGAGATTCAAGGCTACTATGACAAACTCGCATCAAATCAGATGAATAATTGGAAGACGGTAGAGGCTTTAAATAGGTATAACGCCTTAAATCCAGATGTGCAGTTTACAGGTGAAGGTTATGAAGTAAATAGAAATCCAGGTTATGGTACTGGGAATGTACCCTATATAGAAAACCTTAATAAGGAAGATAAAAAAACCAAGACCAGTAAAAAAACTAAGACAGCCACAGGAAAATTTGGAGGTAGGTTTAAAAAATAATTTAATTAATTTGTAAAAAACAATTATAATTCGTAATTTTGCATAAATTTTAATACAATATGGCAAACGCATATACAGCCCCATTAACATACAGTCCTACGATATCCACAATGGATATAGCTCAACTTACGGGGCAAGTACAAACAGCCTTACAACAAAGGTTTGATGTAAATGTAGCCAAGGTTGATGACCTTATACAAAAAATTACAAGCGTACCTTTAGTTAGAGACCAAGATAAAAAGTATCTTGGAGATAGGTTAAACGGATTACTGTCAATGGTTGATGCTAATTCTAAAGTTGATATGACCAATAATAATGTAACTAGACAAATATCTAATTACATAAGCACTGCTATTGATGATAATGTAAAAACGCAAATAGGCAACTCTCAAAAAATACAAAGCTTTCAACAAGAAGCCGCAAGGATTAAAAAAGAAAAACCTGAGTTGTATAACGATGCAAACTATGCGTATGCTATAGATAAATCTGGACTCAATTCTTATATGAGTGGAGAGACCGATGATTTAGGGAACTTGCAGTATACAAATTACTATGATGTTGCAAAAAACTTAAACGAACCATTAGAAAAATGGGCTAAAGAAATGGGATTTGAAAGAGTCGTAGACACCAGTGTTGAGGGTGGGTATATGTATCAGACAGTTAAGGGTAAAAAAATGACTCCGGAGCAAATAGAATCTTATGTAAACAACAGAATACAAGCAGACTCTAATCTTAAACAACAGTTGATGATTAATTCTCATTATAAGTACAGAGGTGTTACAGATGATGCTCTAATAAAAGACTACCAAGAAAAATCACAGCCTATATTAAATAGATACGACACTACTTTAACATCTATAGATTCAGAAATAAAAAATACAAATCCAGACAACAAAACCAAAATAGAAGCTCTTAACCAAAAAAAGGTTTATGTAAGTCAGCAAAAACAATTTTTTGAATCTCAGTTAGACCCTCAAAACTTCAATAGAGATAGTTTTGTATTTAGAAACGAAACACAAAATTTAATAGAATCTTATAAAAAGACATTTGGATATTCTGAAATAACAGATATAGAAAATGATAATTTTTATAAAGCTACAAAAGCTGGAAGTACAGGAACTGGTGCAGGTGTAGGTGGATTTGCACAAGGGTTACCAGCAGGTACAGCTTTTATGAGTAGTGAAGAGAAAGTAGCGGAAAAAGAAAAAGAATCTCCATTAGCACTATTTAAAAAAGGTAGAGATACTACGTATAGCCAATTTACTCAAGCTGTTAAACAACAACTGCAAAGAGAAGGAAAAACTGCTACAGATAAAGATGTACTTAATTACTATGCTAATTTAAAGAAAGTTTCTGAAGAAGGTGTAGATATCAATGCACAGGCGTTTAGCCCAGAGATATTAGAAAGTTATAAAAAAGTAGAACAGTACAATAAGCAAGCTTACCATTTATCAAAAGTATCAGAAGAAGTATACGGTAAAGATGTAAACAGGATTTTTGACGGGTTATTTGGGGGTAAAAGTAAAGACTTAGATGCAGAGGGTTTAGCACAAACCATGCCTAAAACAGCTGAACTGTTAAAGAAATATAAAAACGCTTCACAGGTTCCAGCTAGAGATAAAGCACTAGCACAATACGAAATAGCCAAGAATATAAGAGATTATGTACTAGAGGAAGATGAAGATAAACAAAGAATGGATTTCTTCATAGAGGGGTATAAGCAAAAAAATAAAATATCTGATAAAGACTTAGCAGCTTATAGTAAGTTAAAACCCGGAGAAAAAGATTTTGGTTTTTTTGGTGGATTATCAGAAGGTTTGAGTTTAATAAAAGATAGAGTAGTTGATGCTCCAGGTAATATTCTAGGAGCTCTATTTGGAGGATTTAGAAGAGAAGAGGATTATCAAAAAGGAGAAGAAGAATACAGAAGAAAGCAAATAGAATACGGTAAAAGAGCTGACAATCTTGATAGAAATCTAGCAAGAGGAATTAAAAAAATATTTTCTGAGGATTCAGATTTATCAGAGGTACAATCAGGGGATATAAGACTTAATAAGTATGAAGCTCCCCAAGATATAATTACTACAAGCAAAGATATTTTAAAATCTAGATTTGAAGGCATACTTAAATCAAACGAGGCTAACCTAGATAAAACAATGTCTGTGGTACTAAGCTCAGGGAATAAAAATGACGAACCTTATATAGATGTTATTAAATCTGCATTGTACTCACAAGGGAAAAGCCCAGAAAAAGGTACAAATATAATGATAAAAAAGGTAGAAAATGGCATAGCTACAATAACGTTTGATAATGAGGTATTTATACCAAAAGAAAAAGGTGGACAAACAAAAGAGATAGTTAGAGATGAAGTACAAGTACCAGTGTCTAATCTACCACCTAACTTGATGAACAGTATGCAAGTAGGCAAAGCAGATTGGGCTTACTCTAAAGATAATCCACAAGCTATGAAAACATTGTTTCATTACAATCCCTTTTTAGACTTAGATTCAAGGTATGAATTTACTAACAAGTACTTAAACAATTACGGTAATAGTGTATCACCAGAAATAGCAGCTTCAATACAAAGAACAAGCTTTTCTGAATTTAAAACAAAAGAAGAGTTAATAAATTTAGCTTCAAAATATTTACCAAGAGAATACCTACAAGATTATTCTACAAATGTACTAGATTCAAACTACTCTGTAAATTGGGAAAGAAAATTAGGAGCCTTTTATCCAACTCTTATGAAAGATGGCAAAAACTTGATGGCTTTACAATCACAAGCTATTGACTACAAAACCCATGATTTTAGTATAGCTTCTATGAGTATTATAAATAAGTACTTAGAAGACCAAATAATGGATAGAAGAAAACAATTATTACAGATACAAACAAGATAAAAATGCTAATAGAAAACCTACCAGATTCAAGTATCCCACCAAAAACCCTACAAGACGTAAGAAATGAAGAGTTAAATTTTTTGGTAAATGATATTAGAGTTGATAACTATGATAAAGCATTATCAATAGTCACCCCTTTATCTGAAATTTCAGGTAATTTACAAAGAACCGGGGGTTTGCCAAAACAAGATACGATTGCTAGCCTTACTATGAAGGAAGCTAACAAGGTTAAGCTAAACGACTATTCTGATGTAAAAGTTTCTGATGTGTACAGAGATTACTCTGATGGAAGCAGAATCGCCAGATATGATACTTACTCTACAGTAAATCTAGACCAAGAGGAGTACGCAGCTAGCAAGCAAACTTCTGGGGACTTATGGAGTAGGGGTTTAGCTAATTTTGGGCTAAAAACAATAAATAATGCTGTAGGTACAATTGGGGGGTTTGCTTATGGAGTCGTTGATGCAGCCCGTACAGGAAGTATGCAATCTTTGTTCGATAACAAGTTTATGGATTACATAAATGATTTTGATACTTATATAGGAAATACAAACGCTATCTATAAGTCAAAAAAAGATATGGAAGCCACAGGCTTGGATTATTGGTCTAGGGGAACTACTTGGGCTGACGATGTTACTAGTGGACTATCTTTTCTTACTGGAGCTGTAGCAGGAGAAGCAGCTATGGCTTATTTTACTGGAGGCTCTTCACTAGCTACAACAGCAGCAAGGGTAGGTACAAGATTAGGACAGTCTTCAAAAGCCCTAAAAGCGTTTAATACAGCGAGAAAAATGTCTAACCCGGCAGCAAAAGTTTTCTCTACAGCAAAATTAGAAACAAGCCTTGGTATAAATTTTGGTAAAGCCGGAGAGTTATTAAATACTGCAAGGTTTGTTGCAACAAGCTCTGGTTTTGAATCAGGATTTGAGGCTAACGCTTTCAAAAGAGAGATGGAAGAAGCCTATTATACAGACTTTGAGAGATTAAATGGGAGAATGCCAACCATAGAAGAAGAGAGAGAATTTAGAAAAAATTTAGCTACAGCTTCTGACGGGGTATACGCAGCAAACTTTGCAATAACCGCACCATCTAACTTACTTGTTGTAGGTAAAATGTTTGGTATTAAAAACCCATTGTCTGTACCTAATAAATGGGCAGACTCAAAACTTTTTGGAATAGGGTATAAAAAAGTAGGGGAAGAGTTTGTAGAGACTTCTGCAAATAAGCTTCAAAAAGTTTTAGGAAAAAGCTATGCCTTTACTAAACCTATGTTTGTAGAAGGTATCTGGGAGGAAGGGATGCAATCAGCTGTACAGAATACAGGTAGAAACTGGGTAGAGGCAAAATATGACCCCCAGTATACTAAGAACGGTTTAGGTGTAATAGATTCATTTTCTAAGGGACTCGCTGAAACTTACGGAACAGCTGAAGGCTGGAAGGAAATACAAATGGGTATGCTAATAGGTTTACTTGGGGGTACTGTTGGTAACAAAATATCTACAGGAAAGTGGAACCCGGATTATAGTAAAGCAAAAGCTGAAAACAAACTTATTGTAGACACTAGAAATACATACTCTGGTACCAGAATAGCTGAAGTAATGGCTTACGGTAATAGGGTACAACAAGCACAAGCTAACTCTGAAAAAGCAGAGGCAGCTGGGGATTTTACTGGTCAAGAGATGGCAAGAAAAGATGCTGCTTTAGCTCAATTAAACTTTGCTCATAATCTAGGATATATGGAAGATGCTGTATCTGACACAGTAACAGCTATCAAGAATATGGATAACGAAACCATAATGAAAGAGTATGGTGTAGATGAGAAAGGTGCAGAATCTTTAAAAGAAAGCATGATTGCTGAGTACAAAAATACAGCAGATACTTATAAAAAGAATAGTGATTTTGCTGAATATTTTATAAACTCAAGATTATCAAAAGAGGAAAAGGCAGAACTTAAAGGGCACGATGTAACAGCTCTTAGAGAAGCTTTAGCTTACGAATTGACTATGGGTGCCGAAATGGATACTTTTTCTAGTAATATTCTACAAGCTATAAAAAATAAAGTTGGTACCACAATACTAGGTCAAGATATATCTGACACCCTAGATATTGAGCATGTATTATCAAAAGCCGGTAAAGATACAAAAAGACAAGTTGAAAAGAAAGTTTCTCAGATAACGAAATTAAAGTCTGAGATGATGTCTTTAGACGAACAATATAAAAAATTAGAAACCACTTTCTACAACTCTACTTCTGAAGAACAGAAGAAAATCTTGCTAGGAAAGATGGATGCGATAACTTCTAAAAAAGCACAGCTAGAACAAGAAAGAACTAATCTAGCTAAAGAAACAGACATATTGTTTAGCACAGCTAAGCTAAGCAACCCTTTTAGTAAAGAAGGTTCAAACGTAATTATTACAGCTGCTAAACTAGAAGTTTTACAAGAGCAATCTAAAGCTATAAAAGACTTAGTATCTTCTTATGAAAGAGTAAGTCCACAAGATGCCTTAGAGCTACAAAAATTAGTAGAGGAGTATACTAAATCACTGAGCTCTTTCCAAAGATACGCAGATTTAGCAAGACAAATCACAGACCCTAAATTAGGACTTAGAGGTAAAAGAAATTTTATATCTGAAATCAAAAGAGACAAATCTCCTAATGAGGCTACAATCGAAATGATTGAATCTTTGCTACCTAGAATGGTACAAGCTAAAAACCAAGTTGTTGAAGCTACTGTTGAGGGTAACAAAGCAGTACAAGATGTTACAGACAAAGGAGAAGAAGGTAAGGCACCTGAAGAAGTCAGAGAAACTCAAAAAGATGGGGATACTATACCTATGCCTACAGCTGAGGAAAAACAAGCCGCAAAAGAAGCAGAAAAGAAAAAAGTAACAGACGAGTATGATGCCAAGATAGCAGGTTTACAAACAACAGCCGAAGAGGTAGTTGATGTAGAAGACAGCCCTAAACAAATAGCTAAGTTAAGAGAGCAAGAGCAAAAAGAATTACTTGCAGCTATACCGGAGGCAAAAAATGCCCTGACAGATGGTAAAGTAGACAAAAACAAATTAACTAATCCAGAAGATATAGCTAAGTTTGAAGAAATCTATGATAGATATGACAAGCTGATAACACCTTTATTGAAAGGTCAAAAAAGTAATAGTTGGAGGAATAGTTTACAAAATATAAAAGATGAATTAAACAAGCTTGGCACCAAAGAAGAAAAATTACAATGGCTCTCTGATAATGGCTATTTAGAAAATTTTACCCAAAATGGTAAAAGCAGTACGTATTTAAAAACAGCAACAGGCAGAGTAGTTGTAAAAATAAAAATAGGTTCTATAGTAGTACCCTTTTATATATCTACCGGTCAAGGCTTAAAAACAGATGTTGAGACTAATAAGTGGTATGTATTTTTTGGGCAAGGAGAAAATGGGTGGTTTAATAAGACTAGTGGAAAAGACATAAATACCCAATACGATGTAAAGGTATTCCAAGATATTGCAGAAGTATTAAATGAAATAGGCAGCGTAAAAGAGGAGTACAAAAACCATGAAGATAGTAGAGGTTTTATGGATTTAGGGTTCACAGCAAGTGCTGAAGAACAACTAAAAACATTAATTGATTTTATAACCCCAATACAACCTACTTTAAAGGATGGTAGTATGGTAACTACTCCTGAAGAATTAAAACAGCTAAAAGAGAATATCCAAGCGGTTAAAGATAGAGTAGAAAAGGAACTTGGTATGACTAATCAAGGTAATAATACTACCTCTGATACAAAACAAACAGCAGATAATACTAAAGAAATCAAAAAGCTTGAAAAAGAAAAACAAGCTAAGTTAGATGCTATTGATAAAAAATATCAAGACAAAACGCAAGAGCCGGTACAAGAGAAAAAGTCACTGATAGACTCTATAGTTGAAATGGTAAAAAACAGTCCATACTTACTAGAGAATTTTGGTGAAAATATCTTAGACTTAGTTCCTACTGAAGCCGAGATAGAAGAGTTTTATGACTTAGCGGCTAAAGCTATTGATGACCCACGTATTGATACGGAGTTAGTGGCTTTTAAAAACCCTTACGACTCTAAGAGATTTTCTCCTACAACAAGACCGTCTTTAACAAAGGCTGAAATAACTAGATTACAAGAGCTAAACCAAAAGATGGCTAATTGGCAGTTGATAGAAGGATACCAAAACGAAAACGGAGTATCTTTACAACAAATGATAACACAAGCTGTAGCAGTAAGACAAACAGTAGAACCGATAATCAGAGAAAAACTTACAGACTCAGACTTAATAAACTTATCTGATAACGAGCCTCTAGAAGTAGACGGAGCCAGCGGTATTAGAAACGAACAGTACATACAAGTATACGAAAATGTATTTGTTAAAAAGAAAGGAAACTCTGTACAAATATCACATTTAACTCTTCCTGGGCTTTTAGAAAGAATGGGAATAACCGGTGATATAGGTTATGTACAAACTAAATGGGAAAAAGGTAAAAATGTAGAAGTAAAAGGTTCAGCTAAAGTAATTACACCAGAAGAAGTAGAGGAAAACTCTTTGCCTGGAGCTAACTTTATAGTTACACTTGCAGATGGAAGCAAAGTTAATTTAACAGTAGAAAGAAGTGGTGCTATATCTTTGAAAAGCGAAGACTTCCCTAAAGTTATGGCTGAAGCTAATATGAAGCACGTAGAAGGCACTCTAAATAGAAATGGGGGGTATTCTCCTGTTTATGATTTGGAGACCGGAGAGAAGCTAAAAACAGACTACAGAAACGCATCTGAATATTCTCCTAGAGAAATCTATAATATGGAGCC